GTTGTAGTTCTGCTTGATCTTTTGCTCTTCTATTCATTAGTTCTTGTTGAGCTAATGCTAAAGTTGGATCTGGTCCTTTAGGAGCTTTTGGTCTTGGAGGATTAATAGATGGATTATTAAAAAATTGACTTGCATCTTTGTATCCTGCGTTTTCCAAATACTTTTCTAAAGTGTTGTATATCTTTTGAGGATCTACAATTCCAAGTCCACCTGCTCCAATAAGTTTTTCTTGTACTGCAAGAACTCTACCTAGAACTTCTAGTCGTTGATCTTGTGATCCAGTACCTAAACCTACTTGAACAGTTGCGTTATATCTGTTTACCCATTCTCTAGGGTTCATTGGTATAAATTTACCTCGTAAATTTATTATTCTTTCTTGATCTTGGTGCTTACATACTAAAGTTAGTATGCCTTGAAACATTCTTTTAACGCCTTCACTAAAATTTCTTGCGATTAATTCTATTCGCTGTGTAGAAGCGTTCATCATGACATTAGTTGATGTTGCTGTGGTATGCGATTTGTTTATTGCATCAGCATCCATACCCATTTGAACTTTTGATACGCCAGATCTTTGTTCTCTAACGGAGTCTACCTTCTCAATCATCGCTAAACCTTCTTGCATGAAGTTTGGCGTAGCCATAGGCGATACTGCATTAGGTGATTTTACTCTTACAATACCACCGGCTCTGCTTTGGAGTATATCATCAATGTTAGCTTGGCCATCTACTACAACTGTTCTTGCGTTGTTTTGTAGATACGCATTGTTGAGTATTTGTCTGAACAAAGTTGTCTTAATTTCTTGTATATCACCCACTAAATCATACATGGATAGACCAAAGAAACGATGTGGCATTGGAATTGGCGTTACCATCGCAAATGGTATCTGTTCTATCTCTTCATTTTCTAATAAATGATAAGAATTAAGGCCACTACCACCTACTACGATGTGTCTAAGCTCTGCAATACCATCATTATCAAAATCACATCGCATATAACACTCAGTTACGCTTACAACTGTTAGTGCAGGATCAATATTTTGATAATCTTGCGGTGTTGTTTGGTCATCATACGATCTTCTTGTTACAGCTTCCGTATTATAGACATCTTCATCTGCCGGAGGCAGTTTATCAATAATTTTTTTATCAAAACCCATGTTAATAAGCTCTGATCTTGTTTTAAAAACTCTTTGACCAATAAAATTACAATCATCCAGGCTTGTTGCTGTCTTAGAAACAAGCATACTTTCTGGTGGTACATTCTCTATGACTATTCTTCCGTAGTCTTTGACTCTTTTTACAGTAACATTGTAAGTGTTTTCACTTACTTCCATGTTATCTAGGTCTATATCTGTAGCACCTTCGTCTACTTCTACTATTTCTACCTCTGGATCTATAAGAAGTGCTTGGTATTCTGCTTCTGTAAGGTTCTCATAAGATTCTTTGGCTTGTTCTTTTGATGTTTTCCAATAATATTTTACAAATCCGTTCTTAGAAATGAGAGCATCTTTGAACATTGTATGCAAAATAGAGTAACCATTGTTATCTACATTGAATATATGGTTGATGTAGTCACTTGCTTGTTCTGAATATTCTACATCTTCTGCATTTTGTGGTTGAAATCTTACAATACTTTCGCCCTGCGTAAAAATTCTCATCATGCTAGGCAAAATAGACTCAACAATCTCTAACATATCTTGTGATCTTACTTGGGATTGACCTTCTTGTTCATTACCTAAAGGTTCTCCTAAGTAAAACTTGAGAGCATTTCGTCTTTGTTCTGTTAGATCACCACCATAGTACCCCATAGAGTTAGTAATCTCCTGTGATATAAGTGACAATAATCTATCTTTTGTTAATTTCATACAATACCTAGTCTTGGATAATTAATTTTTGTTCCCCAGTTTTTTGTTTCTTGTAAACCAACACATAAATATCTGAAAGCATCTGCACTATGCGATGTCCAGTTGTGTTCTGGTCTATTTTTTGGTTCACCTTTATCGTTCATCGCCCATCGGTACTGCCTCAAAGCGTCTAAACCTTCTTTTGTGTTTTCATAATCAAACCAACATCTGCCAAGTGTCATTCGTACAGCGTTAATTCCATCTTCTATACTCATCTTTGGTACGATACTGGTGACTAAACCCAAAGATTGTGCAATCTCTATTCTTGATTTACCTGTTCCAATCTCTCTTACACTTGCATCATGTGGTAAATAATGCGTGTCGTAGATATATCCTTTGCTATCAAGAACATTTGCGTAATATTCTAAACTCTCTCCACTATCTTCAAAATAATCTATTAAGTGAATAGCTGATCCTTTTTGCTGACAAAACCATATAGAAGTTTTATCATGCATACCTAGATCCCAGAATGTATTAACCTTTACTGTAGGATCATAAGGAACTTTTGTTATGCGTTCATCCTCATCTGCTTTATTTATGCCTAGTGCATAAATTGAGCCGATAGCATTACTTTCAAATGAACATTCATATTCTGCCTCATAAATCTCAGGAGGCATCATTTTTTTTGCTTCTTCTAATTCCTCTTCTTTTACCACTTTGGTTTCACTTGCTTTAAATAGCTTCGTAAACCATTTAGGATCTTGTTTTCCATGATTGTAGAGATCAAAAAAAGCATTGTGTCCTTGTGGTGTACCGATAGCAATCATCCAACCTTCTCTATCCGATAGTGCCGGTCTGATTACTTCGGTCCACATCTTGGGAGGAATCTGAGCTACCTCATCTAAAATTACTCCGTCTATGTAAAGTCCTTTTAGTGTTTGAGGCCTCTCACAACCTAATAGCTGTATTCTACCACCATTAGGTAACTCTGCTCTAAGCTCTGTTTCATGATAGTCCATATTCGGTAAAACAGATGTGTAATATTTAAGATAATCCCACGCTATTCTTTTTGCCATAGAATAAGTAGGAGCAATATAATAATATCTAGGTCTAGGGAGTGTGCATTGTAGACACTTCTTTATTAACTCGTTTACAGTTAATACAGTTTTCCCAAATCGTCTATGACATACCAGGACATTAAATCTTTTTAGACTCTCATGTACTTCTTGTTGTAGTTTTCTAGGCTTGTAAGGAATTACTATTTTGTTCATGTAACATCTTTTTTCTCTTCCTTAAGATAATCTACCATCCGAGCTACATCTTTACCTTTAACTACGCCCTTGCCCTTTTTATCGTTTAATTCTGTTCTGCTATTCAGTTGTCTTACCAACATAGCAAATCCATCTAGTTTTATTTTTTTCTTTTTCATAAAAGCCTTTAGAGAGTTGCACCCCAGTTATAATGGGATGTATAATTATAATTATTACAACGATGGGGGTTATTAATTATAAAAATTATGTAAAAAATTAAGTAAATTAGTAATTTATTATATTACCTAGTATATTATTTATTATATTGCTTAGTTTTTTGTTATTTTGTCTTTATTTTGTATCTTTTTATATTTTTATTTATAAAATAATTATCTTAAGGGCCTTGTTATAATAATTTTGTATATTTTATATTATCAATCAATAATCAAATATTTAATATAAGATCTTAATCAATCCACCTGGTAATTATAACCCATAAATCCTTAATAAAATCCCATAAAGCTAAGACTAAAGACTTAATAACTTTATAAAGAGATAACATAAGATCTATTAATTTATTTTTAATCTTGTTTAGTATATTCATATAGTTTCATCCTATTTAGTTAATATTTCAGTTAGTTTTGTTATTATTTGGCTAGTATTTGCCGGACATAAAAAAAGGCCTATAATTAGGCCCTTTTCATTGGTTTTTATGTTTGTTAGTTATTTTTTTAGTTTACTCTTCAATATCTCTTTTGCTAATTCAATGTTTTCAATTTGTAAATCACTAGCAAAAAATATTAAAGCATCATTATTTTTTATCCATGTTCTTAATTCTTTAATAGATAAGCTATTTAACCAATTATTCATTATATTATCCATTATAAAGCCTTTTCTTTTTGAGTGAATGTATAGCCAAGACTTTTAAGAGTGCTTATAGCAAATTTGCTAAATGTCTTTTGGCC